GGAGCGGTAACACCCCGGATACAGGCGATGGGTGATGTGGGGATATGCGCTATCTGCACGGATATGAAATTTATGGACGGACATTGGTATTATTTACTTGGTGGCAAAGGCTCCGGTGAATGGGAGGCAGGTTGGTTTAAAGAAACAAGGTTGTGGCCCTATGAATACAAATCGGAACGCGATGCAATCGACAAAGTGAGGTGAAAAGGTAGTTTGAGCACCACCCCTGAAAAACTGTCTGCCTGCCAACGCCGAATGATTGATGACAACCGAGATTGGTTGGACAAGAACAGGCTCCGGGTTGTAAAATCGACCATCGAGGATAGTAAATATGGGCAGCGGTTGATTATCATAGTGCAAGAAAACGGGGACAACCTTGACAAATAACCCCTCATGTAGTATATCCCACTTCAGGGGGCTGAACCTTAAAACTGAATAACATGCGACTGTTCAGCGCGAAACCGCTGCGGGGTACGCCTCGTTAGCTTGGTTTCGCGCTTTTTTTATGTGCCTATATAAAGAATAAATTCTATAAGAGTTAATACTAAGATAAGGGGGAGTAGTAGTAAGTATGTAAATAAGAGTAACAGGTATATGAGTACAGCAGCTATATATGACTGGGATGCAATTGAGACCGAATACGTAGTAGGGAATATTACCTACCGCGAATTATGCAGTAAATATGGGGTATCAGAGAGCCGCTTAACAAAGGTGGCTATTGAGAGAAATTGGACAGCCAAGCGGAAGGAATATCGGGAACGGCTCAGGCAGGAGGCCATTGAGCGCACCCTTGAAACCCAGGTTGCCAGTAAAGTTGAATTCGATTTACTTACCGATAATGCCTGTGACGGGATGGTTCGCCGAATTGCCAGGGCAGTAGTTGAAGACCAGTTTACCGCAAAAGATTTGATTCAACTCCCCAGTTCATTAAAGACCCTTCAGGATATCAAGTATCGGCGGCTCGACATCCCATCCCCGACCCAGCGCCATGAAATAAACGACCTGACTCCGCCTGGGGAAGCAGACGAGGAGGATATCGCCGCGCGGGTTGACGCTGCGCTTGAAAAGTTCCATGGAAACGGATATGACGCATCCGGCGACGGAAATACCGACGGTCAAGACGATTGACCGGGATGTCCTGGTTTATCGAATCAAGCGCCGACTGTTTCAGCAACGGTTGAGGAAGCGCACCGGCTATGAACCCCATGCGAAGCAACAGGAACTCCACGATGCCATATTCAGAGGGGCGACACGGCTGGCATCGGTATGGGGGCGCCGGGGGGGTAAATCAATTGCTTGGGCAGATGAATGCGTAGCGGATGGGGGATTCGGCCCGGTAATGGGGCTACCTAAACGGTTGATTCGTATCACGGCACCGGAGTTCAGTCTCACTGACCCGGTGTTTGAATATATCTGGCACTGGGTTGTCGACGACGGCATATATGGTTACACGCCGAAATATGCCCGGGCTGACCAGAGATATATCGAGATGCCCTGGAACTCGAGGATCGAATGCAAGACGACCGATAATCCCAAAGCGCTGCAGGGCAAGGGCGTCACACTGAATGTCTCTGATGAGCATGCGGATGAACGTGAGGGGGTACTGAAGCAGATAATTGAGCCGACGACTTTTGACACCGGTGGGATAATAGGGCTCATCGGAACCCCCAGGGGGCGGCTCAATCACTATACCCAAACATATGAGTCCTGGACCGAGAAGGCGAAGGTTGACCCGTTGTATTTCACGTCACACGCCACCAGTTTTGACAACCCATACCTTGACGTGCAGAAGCTCCTCGAGTACCGCGATGAATGCATCCGGGCTAATTGTTATCAGCTTTATGAGCAAGAAGTCCTTGCACAGTTCGTATCGATGGCCGGGGCGATTTACGACAACTGGCGGCCGCTCCGGGATGGAGCGCCCTGGCATGTACGGAGCGTTCAATTCAGGGATGACCTCCCGATTTATCTAGGGATCGACTGGGGGACTATCCACAACTTCGTATGCCTGTTCGGTCAGGTCATTGATGGAGATCAACTGAATATTTTCGATGAGATATCAGCGCCGAATCTCGACCCGGAGCAGCAGGTCAAACTCGTTCTGGAACGTTTGGAGGGTCGCAAAGTTGGGATGGCATACTGTGATCCTTCAGGCGCGGGGAATAAAAAACTGTTCCGGAATTACGGCATCCCCGTTTATGAACCATCCTCTACAGATCGCACACAACTGAATAATGTCGAGGACGGCATCCTCCAGGTCAAGCGATGTTTTGCCCGGGAGGATATGCCTGGGATTGTCATTGATTCTGATTGCACTGCGCTTATAAGCGGCGTCGAGACATATGAGTGGAATGACAGGGCTACCAAGGCTCAGCCGAAAAAGGAAAAAGACGATGAGGTCGATGCTCTCCGCTACTTGGTTATGGGAACTGTTGGGATCAAAAGGTCCCTGCCGTTCCTGTATATCCCGGGGGGTGCTAAATAGTGAGACTATTCAGCCGCATTCAATCCATTTTCCGCAGGGCGGGCAAGTCGGTTGGTTACCTGTTTACCGGGGTGACTAATTACAGCCGGGCGTATAACTTCGAGACATACGTCAAGGAAGGCTTCCGGATGAACCCGGTTGTCTATGGCTGCCTTGACCAGATATGCGGTGCGGCGAAGAAAATAAATATCGTACTCACCAAGAACGGTGAGGTTGTCGAAAGTCCCAGTGGTAAAGAATTGCTACTTGTAAATCTCCTGCTATCACCCAATCCCAATGAAGGACAGGCGGATTTTATCGAGCGCTGGATGCTGCATATGAATGTGGCCGGGATGGCATATGTCCGGGCGATAGCAGTCGGCAACGTCCGCGTTGAGGGGTATGACCGGGCCCGAGAGGGGGAATTATGGCTGATCCGTCCCGACAAAGTTCAAATAGTTGCGGTTGATAAGCTCGTTGATCACTATGTTTACAATAATATCAATTTCTCAACCGATGAACTTTACCACTGGCAATATCCCGATCCACTTGAGGATTTTCAGGGGATGCCTCCGCTGCGGGCTGTTGCCAGAGCCGTGGATGCTCATAATAAGCTCTACCAGTGGAATGACGCTATATTCGACAATCACGGGGTGCCCGCCGGGATAGTCGGCATCAAGGGGCTTACAAGCCTGTCTGAGGACACCATCAAGCAGCTTCTCGATGATTGGGAGCAGAAATATGGTGGTGCCCAGAATGCGGGCAAGGTCGCGTTCCTGCCCGGCGAGGGGATGGACTACACTCAGTTATCCTTCAACCCCCGTGATCTCGACTGGCTTGGCGGCGAGGGTATGCTAGCCAGGCGAATATGTAATGTCTTCAGCGTTCCATCGCAGCTTCTCGGTGATCCGGACACGTCGAAATATTCAAATTACAAGGAGGCCCGGCAGGCCCTTTACCATGAGAAGGTCATCCCGGATATGGAGAAATTCATCGATGGGATAAATAAATTCGTAATTCCAAAGTTCGGCCTAGATGGTTATGCATTTGAGTTGGGGTACGGACATATCCAGGCCCTCCGCGAAGATGAAAACCAGCTCTATACCAGGCTCAATCTAGCGGTATGGATGACGGTTAATGAAAAACGGCAGGCGGTCGGGCTTGATGATATCAAGGGCGGCGATGTCGTGCTCATCCCGTTCAACCTCATCCCGCTATCGAGCGGGGGCAAACCCGCAGAGGATGAGGGGACGAAGTTCCTCCAGTATCGGGCGAAGCCAAATGGGTCACTTTATCCAACGCAGAAAGACCGGGTTGCCGCGTTCCTGCGTAACGAGGAGCGCAGGCAACAGTGGGAACGCCGGTATAAGACCGCGGTGGTGGCCCACCTCGATGGTCAAAAAGAACGAGTCCTCGATGCGCTCGATAAGTGGAAGGGGTCGTTTACCACGTCTGGTATGGAGTATAAGCTCAATGCGGACCAGATGAACCTCTTTGACGAAGTTGAGGAGGGGGTTAATTACGCGAATGAAATGCATGCGGTCAATGTTGGTCTCATAGTTGATTTCGGCCAGGCCGCACTGGACGAAGTCGGGCTTGATGCTCTTTTCAATATCAACCGTCCTGGGGTGGAACAGTGGTTGGCGGAGAATCTTGCGCGAAACGGTAAGAATATATCGGTCGCCACAGCTAATGAGATCAAGCGAGTTGTCAATGAAGGCCTCAAGCAGGGGGAGGGGATATCAAAATTGGCAGATCGTATCGAGGACCTATATTCCGGATTCTCGCGTAACCGCGCCCTTACCATTGCCAGGACTGAGGTCGGTGGGGCATCTGGTAAGGCGAAATTAGAAGGCTACGTCCAGGGCGGCGTTTCCAGAAAAGAATGGCTTTCTGCGTTTGCACCAACGTCGAGGGATTCACATATGGCTGCGGATGGCCAGGTAGTCAATATAAATGAGCCGTTCAGTATTGATGGTAGTTTAACAATGACTGCACCTTGCCAGACTGGTGTGGCAGAGCACGATATTAACTGTTTATGCACGATGGCCCCACTAGGGCCGGGAGAGGGCGGATGAGAACAAAAGAATATCGCAGCTTCAAATTAGAATTAAGGGACCTGGAGGAGGATACTGGCGTCTTCACTGGTTACGCCTCGACATTCGGGAGGGTTGATGCCTATAACGATTTTATCGAGCCCGGCGCTTTCAAAAAGACCCTGAAAGAAAATAAGGGGAAGGTCCCAATTTTCTATATGCATAAAACCGACCAGTGGATCGGCCTCGGACAGAGTGCCAAGGAGGATGATAAGGGGCTCCTCGTTGAAGCGAAACTGGACATTGGAATAAACCAACGCGCCCGGGAGACCTTCTCATTGATGAAGATGTCTGCCGACGCGAATCGCCCAGCCGGGTTATCTATCGGTTTCGAGACGGTCCAGTGGGAGATGAATAAAAATATCCGGCATCTTAAGGAAATCAAATTATGGGAATATTCGCCGACCCCGCCCGGGTTCCATGCTGATTATGGGGCAATGATAGCTGAGATGAAAACGGTTGTCCCGTATCAAAATCTCCCTCTGGCCGATGCCGATATAGCTTGGCAGGCAGGGGCTGCTATCGCTCGAATCCGAAACTGGGCGGGCGGCGATGACATCAACTTCGCCAAATACCGCCAAGCATTTCTCTGGTACGACGATGAAGAGCCTGAGTTACAAGGTAGCTATAAATTACCAATTGCGGATGTCATTGGGGGAGGACTGAAGGCCGTGCCCCGAGGCATATATGCTGCTGCAGCAGTTCTACAGGGCGCCCGCGGCGGTGTGAATATACCGGCCGCTGATATTGCAAAGTGCAAAACGCACCTGGATAAATACTACAAACGACTCGAGAAAGAACCGCCCTGGTCGAGCAAAAACGTTGATTTATATATCGGTCCAGGGATTGTTCAATCCCTGGATATCTCTATTGAGGATGACCTCTATGCACTCGTCCTGGCCGACATAGTCACCGAACGAGCCGCAACCCATGGGACGAAGCCGGGCAACGCCCACTCGTCACAAATTAAGGCCGCCCTCAATGATGTTTTATCACAGTTAAGGAGGTAATTCCTTTGGATGAAGAGAATGAAATTGCCGAGAAGATAACTGAACTCGGCACTCATATTCAAAGCGTCCGGAAGGATGTCGATGCCAACAAGAAGTCGGCTGCCGAGATGAAGGAGTTCATCGAGAAAGCTGGTCCAGATTTCGTCGATGCCATCAAAAAGTACCAAGAAATCGAGGGCCTGAAAAAACAGCTGGACGACCTTGAAAAGCGCATCGAGCGTTCACGTGAAGCCCAGGAGCAGGCTGCGGTGAATCCATCCGCCCACAAGGACGCGGTTCAAGATTTCATCCGCTGCACAGGAGAATCGGGAGCGCTGCGAAAACCACTGTGCGAGAAAACGATCGAGTTTCTGAACTCGGTTGAGTACAAGACGCTCACTGAGGGCGTCGATACAGCCGGCGGGATATTCGTAGACCCTGACACCGAAGCGGAGGTCATCAAGAACTACACTAACGTTGACCCCGTCCGTACCGTCGCCACGGTTCGTACGATAATGTCAGACCGCGCCAAAGGCTATCGCCGGACCGGGATTCCGACCATGTATTGGGAAACCGAGATAGGCACCGGTACTGACAGTGAATCGGCATGGGCGCCGTACGAAATTCCGGCTCACCCGGGTATCGTGAAGACTCCCGTGTCGGGCGACCTGCTTGATGATGTGCGCTATATCGAGGCTGAGATAACCGGTGATGCCGGCGAAGCTATCAGTTACGGTGAGGGCGTGACATTCATCAGCGGTAATGGTGTCCACAAACCGATGGGCATCGTTACGAATGTCGATGTTGACAACACCAAGTACCCTGCTTCGGTTACTGGGGCGGGTACGAATGCCATCAGCGGGGACGACTTCTCCGCGATGTACACGGCAGTCAAAGCCCCCTATCGCGCAAACTTTACCTGGATGTTCAACTCAGACTCCCTCAAACGTATTCTCCAGCTCAAGGAGGCAACCACTAACGCATACATCTGGAATCCAGGATTACAAGCCGGACCCCCGACGCAGATATACGGCCGCCCATTCATAATTTGTGAATCCATCGCAAACCAGGGCGCGGATACATATCCAATTTACGGCGGCGATTTCAGGGCTGGGTACATGATTGTTGACAGGGCAGGATTAGTGCTTCAGCGTGACCCATATACTATCTGGCCGAGAGTTTACTTCAAGTGGAGGAAACGGGTCGGCGGCCAGGTTGTCAAAGCTGAGGCAATTAAAATTCTTAAAACCACTTAGGAGGTGATGCAGATGACTTCAAGGGATAACTTCAATTCATTCGAAAGCTGCCTGATGACTGTACCGGCCACAAAGACCTCGACAGTCACTTCAAGCCCGGTAGATGTCTCGACATTCAATAGCGTGACCATCTGCTTCATCTTCGGAGCAAGTGGTGACACACTCTCGGGGACTGTCTATTGGACCTGTAAGATAACCGAGTGCGATACCTACAACGGGATATTCACTGATGTAACTGACGCCGAAACAATCAACGGCACAACCCCATCAAACAGCATCGTTGTCGATGCGTCTGGTGAGGCTTCCAAGGCTTACAAGCTCGGTTATACCGGGAACGCGAAGTACCTGAAGGGCGTTGTGACCGCGACCGGTACGCATACCTATGGGACCCCCATTGCGATAATGGCGGTTCTTGGGAATGAGCGCATGGGTCCTGGTCAGCAGGCGTCGCTTGCAGTGGCGACTTCATGATCCGGGTCAGGTTCATACGTGATTGGCGAAATTGGCGGGCGGGCGATGTCGTTAAACTTGCCGCACCACTCGCCCGCCGTCTCATCGCTAGAAAGATTTGTATAGAGGAAACTTCAATAGGACCAAAGGAGACACACTGATGAGTAGTCCAACAGAAAACTCATTTGAGAATACAGCGGTTGAGGTGCTGACCGTCCCGGCCACTAAGACAGCAACCGTGACCTCATCCGCTTGCGATACCCACGGTTATGACAGCGTTGGGTTCTACGTTATTTATGGGACGTCAGGGGACACGCTTAGTACCGGCTTGAAATGGACTGGTAAGCTGCAGAACTGCACGACCGAGAACGGGAACTATTCCGACTGTTCCAATGATGACGTGGAGTCAGATGTCACCGGGCAGACAAATGAGTTTGCCCTCATCGATGCAAGCGGAGAAGATGGAAAGCGGTATGGGATTTCTTACAAAGGAAGTAACCGCTGGGTGAAGGTTGTCATCACTCCAACTGGTACTCATACCTATGGCACTCCAATTGCAATCATTGCTGTCAAAAAACTGCCGAGAACCGTATCAACGGAGGATAAGGCGAATCCGTAATGGCGCTGGCGCGGTTGAAATTATTAAAGTCCCCGTCCTTTCTCAATGAATCATCCAATGAATGGGATGATGATTTCACTCACACTTTAGAGGCCGCTACAGCTATCGCCTGCAAATTCACTGGTCGGGCGTTGGAGAAGACGACCTATCAGAATGAATTATATACAGGGAATAACACATCCCGGTTATTTCTGCGTGAATATCCCGTCCAGACTATCATCGCTGTTGAACTATGGAATGGGTTGGATGATTATGATGAGGAAACCTCGACTTATTACGCCCTGATTAATAAACGGTATATTCAATATCCAGCGCTCGGCCAAGAATCAAACGCAGCATGGAGTAAATGGCTATCCACGTATGAGAACGGGATACGGATATCCTACGTTGCCGGATACGATTCCACGGGCTGGGCCAGCAAGGGGGTTGATGTCGCTTTCGGTATTGAGGCTGACCTGGAATATGCCGTCTGTTCTCTGGCACAGCTTGTATGGATGGATGGGAAAAAAGGCGGTGCAAGACGCGGGGTACAATCCGCGTCTGTCGGGTTCGAGAACCTTGTAGTTGAGAAATACGTCGCTGGCTTGCCTGCCGATGTGCAGCGGATACTCCATACATACCGGAGGCTTAACGTGTGACATTAGTGCCTATTGAAAAACTTGGTGACGACTTAAACCACATCCTTCGTGATATGGAAAAGAAAAATACGAAGCTAATTGCCGACCGTTTGGCTGGACTGCCCTATAAGTTCGAAAGGCGATCCCTGCAATATTATTTATCTGTTCTGAAAGTTCGTACAGGGAGGTTGCGGCAATCATTTCAAGGTTTTATACGCAACCAGGGTGGTGGAAGGGCGCTGATTGGTGAACGGTCTGATGTCGAGTATGCAGCTATTCAACACTGGGGTGGCAGGACACCGCCGCATGATATATTCCCGCGGCGGAAAAAAGCGCTTTACTGGCCCGGTGCTGAACATCCAGTTAAAAAAGTGAGTCACCCGGGAAGTACTATCAAACCGAAGTTCTTTTTCAGAGACCCGATGCGGGATGTAACAGCGGAATTCTTGGCCGAATTAAAACGTGATATCGGATGGTAAACCAGTCAAAAAGTGAATTTTTTGCAGAATTAGTGAAACAGATTCGGGACAGCGTGGTTGAATTGAAATCGGTATATGATGATATCAAACACACATCCGAACTTGCTGCTGGCGATTTCCCCTGCTGCATGGTTGGTGACGGTGGCGATGTTTCGGTGCATAACATAACCAGCACCCAGGACCAATTAATAAATGTCATTATCCAAATACTCGCCGATTCAGACACGAATTTTGACCAGTTGCGTAATCTGGACGAAGCGGTAATGGATGCGATTAATCAGGAGCATACAATCAATGGAACCTGCCTCATCTGCAAACCCATGAACCGGAACGCGCCCACAGGGTGGGATGATACGAATAAATGGATGCAGAGAAGATACGAGGCAAGATTGAGGAGGGATCGCTGATGCCCGATGAGGAAAAGAAGCCCGAAACACCTAAGCCCGATCCGGACCCCCTGGCTTGTCCTAAAGGGTTTCCCCCCGAGGACTGGGCAAAAATGAGTGATGGGAATAAGCGGGCCTATCTGAAGGCCATTGAAAATACTAATAAAATAACCGGAGGTAAAAAGTAATGCCTCAATTCGCGGAACTAA